TGTCAAGTTAGTTGTGGGGTTTCTTAGTTGTGTCATTTGCACGTTTGGCATTGGCGTATTTGGTAATGGTGGTGTTTGTATAGGAGCTTCACCAAATATATTTTTAATATTATCAAGATTAATTGACGGTTGTTTTGGCTTCTCTATCGGTGTTTCTTCAGGTTCAACAACATTTAATTTTTTATTTTTATATTCTCTTACAACTTTTCTAAAATCTAATTTAGGATAAAAATAATTTCTGTTTACTATTTCATTTCTGTCTCTTGCAAATTTTTGTGCGTCTTTTAATCTTTTCTCCATTCTACCTTCATATCCTGTATACGGAATGTTTTGACCTCTTAACAATCTAAATGCATTTTTAGAAGATATACCTCTATCTTTCATAACTTTTATTAAATCACTTCTCTTAGCTCCTGCTGCAAGTGCGTCTTGTAATACAATATAAAACTCTCTGTTAACTTTTAATTTTTCATCTTGTATTTGTCTAAACTCATCCACCAAAGCTTCTGGTCCTCTTTGTCTAAAATTTTGTAAACTAAATAATTTTTCTGTTGATGTAACCAATCTAGATTTTTTATTAAAGTCAGTGACTTTGTATTGCATACTTCTTGGTACATCGACGTTAATTATTCTAACACCAGATAACAATGCAAGTAATTCATCTTGTAAATTTGCAGGAGTTCCACCTCTTTTTATATCAGCTTGTGCTGCTTGAAATGTTTTATCAATTGTAGTTACTGCTCCTGGTTCAACACCTCTAATAATGTGCACTAAACTTTTTGTAACTTTTTCACCACCTGAATCTGTTGGTGAGTAAACTAAAGCTCCTGTTTTTGTTACACCACCTCTATTACCAACAAATAACTCAGCTGGTAATACATCTGTAAATCTTTCAAGAGCGATTGATTGTGTTAAAAAAGGATCTACAAGAGTTCTTACTGGTCCTTTTTCACCAAAAAATAAATCAAATACTGTAGACTCAACGTCTTGTTGTTTTAACTTACCTTCTTTTATTGTTTTAAGTAAAGCTTCTATTGGTTGTGTTACAACATCGTAAGGACTAAAGTATGAAAAGTTTACAGCTTTACCCACACCATCTTTCCATTTATTTATAGGTAAGATAGTTGCTCTTGAGTTCCACGGTGCAGCTAGACTTCTCTTGTACGCTTCTAGTTGTTCTATTGTAACTCCTGACAAACCGCTCGCTAAACCCAATACTCCTTTTGATGCACCACCTAAAACCGTGTATGCACCCAACATTCTTCTAAGTCCCATTTGTCTTAATTTAGGATTTGCAGATGTTGCCTCTTTTGCACCTATGGTTAATATATTAAACGTGGTTCTGATCATCTCTGCAGGAAAAGACACAAAGTTACCAAACGGTAGTTTTCTTAAACTCTGTATGACTTCAGGAACTTTACTATACGTTGGATATGTGTTTCTAATGTACCATGCAGCAGCCTCTTCAGTGGCTTCATCTAATGTTTTTAGTTTACCGGCGTTTACACCAAAATTATTTCTTCTCATAAACTCTCTACCAACTATTTCTTTGTACCATTTTGCTACATCTGATACATTATTAAACAACGGTCTTAGTTGAGCTGTCACATAAGTGTGTCCATACCATTTCCATAAATTATCACCACCTGCATATACTCTTGTTGCAGTCTTACCAAAGTTGCTTAATTTCTGTCCTACGTTCTGTGCAAACTCATCATTAAGAGCAAATTTACCCTCTGACAATGAACGTATAATTTTATCTAAACTTGTAATTCCTCTTGTGTCTTTTATCTCTCTGAGAACAGCCTGCAGCTCTGATGCTACAATATTTTCGTCAATAACACCTAATTCTATTTTTCTTCTTATGTTATTAAAAAACTGTTCCTCATTAATTACTTTACCGGCACCAAATATGTCATCAGCCACCATTTTTATCGCTTCAGATACAGATGCTCTGCCACCTATGTGTCCATTCGCTAATGGAAACAGACCAGCAGATGTCACGTTTCTGACCTGTGTCACAGGGGATAGAACTGTTTTACCATATTGAGCTGCTACTTTTAATTGTAAGAGATTTCTATAAAAACCAGATTGTATCCATCGGTCAACTCCCGTGTTTGTGCCTCTAAATGCCTGCACAAATTCAGGTGTTGCATATAGTTTTGACATGTTTGATTTCATCAAACCTAGACTTTTTAAATCACCTATCTTTTGGGTATCAAAAAATCTTTTAGCAGTAGCTGCACTCTCACTTGAGAATAACCATCCTTCTTTTACTCCTATGTCTGCAAGTTTATCCATAGACATTTTGTTTATAGATTGTGTAATTGCATTGTTAGATGTTAACATAACAGAAGATCTTAAATTATTTTCTTCACCTAATAATTTTTTAATTACATCTGGTAATTCATCACCTGTTCTAACTAAAGTATCTAATCGTAAATCTTTTTTTGCTACTCTTCTTATAACATTCAATGGATCTGCACCATCTTGTTTACCTGCTCTTAGTATACCATCCACTGTTGTTTCTGCCATTTCTTTTAAAGCCTGTTCATTTGACATCTTAGGTGTCTTAAGTGTTTTAATTGCGGACTCTCTTAAATCTTTATTTGCTTTTACAACATTTTTTAAAACCCAATTTACTGCATTTTCTTTTATTTTTTTATCTGGTTGATACGCAGGATTTGTAAATATAGAAAAAGACCTACGCATGTATGATTTTAAATTTTTTAAAACATATTGTTTTAAATCACCTTCAGGCAATAGATTACCAAAATTTTGTTTGATTCTTGTTAACTCGTCACTTAATCCTTGAGCCGTGGTCTGTAATTCTTTTGGCAATGCAGACTTCTGTGTTTGTCCTTTTAAAAAAGATAAAACTTGATCAAGATAATAATCTTGACTTGCCTTCGACGTTGTTTTTGTATTGTATTGATCTTCAAAGCTTTTAGCTAAATTGTATGCTTTCTTTTCAATAGACTCTAAATACTTTTCTATTTTTCTTTGATCTCCTTTGATAGCTCTTGCTGCATCAGATGTTATTTGATAACCAAGCCCTGTCTTTTTACCAAGTGATCTAAAATAAGATAAAAAATTATCTAGTCGTCTTAGTTTTCTTTCCACAGGATCTAAACTATCTGTTGAAAATAATCTCCAGTTTGCAAACTCTGGTAATTGTTTTTTAGGATTACCAGTGATAACTGTAGACAAAGCTTTATCTATCACAAAGTTACTAGCGTTTCTTATTTTTTTACCAACAGGTGCTGGTATCGCTTTTGCTCCAAGATACGTGATCGGTGTTACAACCGCTTTATCTACTGCTTTTAAACCTATACCAGCCACTTTAGCTCCTGGTTTTAATAATCCATATTTTATACCCAGGCCAAGTGGTTTACCTAATAATGTAAAACCTGCACCAAATGCAGCACCTTCAGCACCGTATCTGATTCTGTTTCTTATTCTAGCTAACGCAAGTTCTCTTCCAGACAATCCTTCTGTATTTTCTAGAGGTATCGCTGTTGTTTCTCTATCTGGTTCTGATGCGATAAAATCTGTTGCCGCGAATGCAGTTGACATATAACCAATTCTTTTTGCTGCATTGATTGCCTTGTCACTTGTTTTCTTTACTTTTCTTGCTTTTGATAATGCTTTAACTCTATTTAATACTTTGAATACACCACCACCTGGCACACCATATTGCGTTAATAGTTTTGTAACTTCTCCTGTAAGTGTTTCAGGGTCTTTTACTTTGTTTTCTTCATATACTTTTGTAAGATCTTCTGTAAGATTAGTGCCTGCCGCTGCATCAATGCCTGATGTTAATAAGTCACCAACAGCATAACCTAAGTCTTGAACACCGCCATATAAAGCTTTTTCTACGTCTTCAAAAAAATCTATGTAATCTTTTTCTTGAGCCTTGCTTCGGCCCTCCATTATATCGTTTAATCTTTCTACTTTTAATTTATCGAAAGGATTTGTTTCAAAGAAAAAACCTAAATTTTTTAAACCACCCCATGTAAACTTTACAGGTTTAGTTCTTTTATTAAGAGTGTTTTCTACTATTTTTCTAGCAGTATTTTTTTCTATTTGTGAGGGTTGTTTTTTAAGAAATGGGTCGGACATTTTAACCCTCCTGTGGTAGAGTCAAAGTTACGTCGTATTGTTGGTTGAATTGATCCACATCTTGTTGAGTTCTTATTTCTGCAAAATCTAATAAAGCTTGTTTACTGTTAGCTAACAGTTGAACAACTTGATCTGATATAGAGTTTGGTAGTCTAGTTCTTAGTTCCGAATAAGTTAAATCTTGTGTTGGTGATTCTTGAATAGTTTCCTGTGTTTGTTGTGGAGTGGTCATGCCCCCAACTTGATATCCTGCTCTGCCACCATCAGCCATGCCTTGTAAAAATTCAAATGATTTTAAAGCTTCTATAGTAGCTTCTTGACGTGTCATTCCTTTAGCCATGTTTTCATCAATCATTGTATTTAATGCATCTGTTTGATCTAAAAGACCAATTTTTTCTATTATTGAAGACTCTTTTAATACACTAGCTCTAATATCATCAATAGACCCTAATCTTGTTTCTATCTCTCTTAATCTTTTATTTTGATCTGCTGTTCTTTCATTTTCAGGAGTAATTTTTATTTCCTCTGCTTCTTGTGTCAAATTTAATTTTTCATCGTCAAGACCTTTTATAACATTTGATGTTTTTGCAGCTGCACCTGGGTCAAAATCTTTACCTGTTGTTCCATATTTTTTCTGTAATTCAAAGTCAGCTTCTAAAAGTTTTAAACTATTTTCAAGTTCTTCTGCTCTTGCAAGAGAGGCTTGATCTCCTTTCGTTGTCAATTTATCAATTTCATTTTGTAATTCCATTCTCTTTTCTTCAAAACCAGCTTCTATTAATTTCTGTTGTTGTGTAGATTTGAAATCCTCGCTTATAACATCACCTAATATTGCTTGATCTAATGCTCTTTGATCAGATAGTTCTTGTGCTCTTGCTGATTGAAATCTATTAAAAGGATCTTTAGCTGCTGTTGCAGCTGTTTGAAATATATTACCTGTTGGACTTTGAGATAATAAATTTAAACCAAAGTTAGTTAAAAAAGAAGATACAGATCCTGGCATAAAACCACCCCTTTGATTAGGTATTGTTTGATCAAACATTTTTCTTCTTTCATCAAACAACTGTTGAACTCTACCTGCATCTTGATATTGTTGTCTTGGTGTATCAAGACCTGATGTAATACCAGTTCCTGCCGAACCACCCATTCTAAACATTGGTCTTTTTAAAGTTCTGTTCATTATCTACCCAAATAAATTAGTTGGATTAAATTTACCCGTTACTGCTCCATATATTCCAGCTAATGTTGAACCAACTCCAAGAGCCGTTTGTAATGGCGTAGGATTAGGTACGTTAGTTGTTTGTGTTTGACCTGGATAACCACCCATAATTCCAGTAACAATGTTCGCATATCTATCCACTTGTTCTTGTGGTTGAAATGCTGCTTGTCTTGCTGCTTCTCTTTGTGCATCAAGAGTTGCTTGTTGTTGAGCTTGGTTCAGCGCGCCCAGCTGACCTAAAGTTCCAACGTCTTGTCTTTGTAATCCCGGTACTAATTGTGCTAGACCTTGTTGTTGATTAAATCTTTGTGCAGCTAGTTGCTGTGCTTGTCCAAATCCTTGTTGTAATAAACCTGCTTGTAATAATGCTCTTTCTCTATCGCTTCCTGTTTTAAATTCTGATTGTAATACACCTTCTCTGCCTCCACCAAATGCACCAGAGGCTACCGCTTGGTCCCTGATCCGTTGTTCTTGTACCTGTGCTTGTCTATCAAATTCATTTAATGTTGTATCAATAACTTGTTGTTGATACGGTGACATAAATTGTTGTGCAATTTGTGGTGAAATACCAGCGGCTGATGCTATTTGTGCTTGTTGTAAAAATGGTTGAAATGAACCTAAACCTGCTTCAGCTCGTTTTTGTGCTTCTTTTTGTAATCTATCTTGATCTGCAACTTGTGGTGCAATACCTGCTAAATTTTGTTGTCTTGTTGTAAAAGCTCTTGCAGCGTCTTGTCTTGCTTTAAAACCTGCAGCTGTTTCACCTGTTTGTTGCGTTAAACTTCCAATGCCTTGTGTAACTATGGGTACACCTGTTTGCGCAACAACCTGTGTTGCTAAATCTTTTCCTAGTTGTTCTACAAATGGTGCGGGTCTCGCTATCGTTGTTTGTGTCGACATTATATGACTTCTCCTAGTCTTTGTGATGTTTGAAACATTTTTCTAGCGCCTTCTAATCCTTGCGATTCTTCAGATACTTCACCTCCGGATTCGAGGTTTTTCATCATGTTATACATAACTTCTGCGCCTTTGTCTATATTTCCATCTCCTGCATTTCTTACAGCATCTGCTGTAAATACGAATTCATTCTTAGATAATCTAGCGGGTACATCATCAGCTCTTTCCATTCTGCCCATTTCTACAAAACCACCTGTTTCTCTATAATCCTTTTCCATACCATCCATGTCTATTAGTGGCATGGTCTTCTTGGCTACTGGTTCTGCATCTCCACCTTCTTGATATCCTATTCTACCACCGTCAGCAGCGAATTGACTACCCTCGAATCTTGGAGCCAAAACTTTAAATGGATTATCTCTTGATGCAATTAAATCAAAATCATCTTCCTCTTCTTGTTGTAATTCTTGTTTTTGTTTAGGTGTTAGTGCACCTGCTAATACTGATGATCCTGTAATTAATCCCATAGGGCTTTTTAAAAATTTTAAAAGACCACCTGATCTTTGTGCAAACCCTTGTTTCATAGTTGCTTCACCTAAAATAGAATCTGTTAAAAATTTTTTAAGTCCTAAACCAGTTTTAGTACCCATTAAACCTTTAGAGAAAAAACCAGTTTTTACACCTGGTATTCCAAAACCAACGGCTCCTAATATAGCAGCTTTACCTATTGGTGACTTTACAATTTTCTTAACACCTTTTGTAACTTTTTTTACAAGTTTACCCAGACCATACATCTGTCTACCCATTTCATCCATAGAATCATCAGCGAAACCACCTATAACATCTGTGTTCATGATGCCACCGTCCATAGCATTTGCTCTTAAATTATCAAAATCAAATAAAGAACCACCGAATCTTGCAGCTAATCCTCCCTTGAATATGTCATCTTCATCTGATGTAGTTGTGGTTGTTGTAGGTGCTGTGGTTGTAGGAACTACTTGAGGTATAATTTGATTGTCTGGTCCATCTCCACCAGGACCAAAAGTGTTACCCATTTCATCTCTTCCAAAACCACCCATTGGCCCACCTTTGGAGCTTATTTTTCCTGCTAAAACATCTTGTTTAAATAATTCTCTTCCTCCTTTATCCTCTGCATATTCTCTAAATTTAAAACCTGTTTTATCTTTAATGTATTGATCATACATTTCATCTAAACTTCTTCCAGGTATTTTAGATAAAATACCTTCTATCAATGCAACTGAAGGTGGTTTAATATTACTTAAAAATTTTTGAAGAGGGTTTTGTTCTGCAATCGCTTTTGCAGTTGCTACATCATCTGAATCATCTTCTTCTATAGCACTTTTTGCAAGCCCTATTTTTTCAAGACCAATAATATTTCTTTGTCTAGGAGACATTGGACCCACTGGTGTTCCATATTTAGTTGTTGTATCAAATCCTATTTTTGATCTTTTTTCTTTTAATTCTTCTTCTCTAATTCTTTTTTGTCTTTCTTCTTTTTCTCTTATAGCTTTTTGTTGAGCTATCTTTTGTTTTTGTCGTTCTTGAAACTCTCTTGCATCTTTTATCTGTTGTTTTGAAATGGAGGGTTTAGTATATTGTCTTGCAGAATACTGTTGTCTGTTATCTTCTTTATCTCTACTTGGTCCATCTCTACCCGGTTTATCCGGGCTTCCTCCCATACCACCTTTACCGCTTGGTCCACCTGGTCCTGGACTCTGTCCACCTATTCCTTGATTACCCATGTCTCTTCCACCACCAAACCTATAACCTAGTCTACCACCTTCTTGTAGCATTTGTTTGTATTGTTGTGCTCTAGTTATTGCCATCGTACTATTATATTATAATTTTGTATCTCCTCCAAGTGGTAATGCTTCTACTGTTACTTTGACATCTCTTCTGATATCATCAGCTACAGTATCTGTGTTTGGATCTTGCACATCTTGCATTGCCTCTGCGTCTGAGTTATACTCTTTGCCTGTTTTCATATTAGTTAATGTTACTTCACTTTTAGGTGTAATAATCTTAACTTGTTTACCATCTATTATTTCTATTCTATATGATGCTTCTTGTTCTACAAACGACATATTAATCTCTATTTATCTCCAATATTGATGCAATAACGTGTAATTCATTTGCATCAGCTGCTTGTGCCTTTAATACCTCATTTTCTTCTAAAATTAAAGGATGTGTTAACAGCTCAGTTGTTGCTTTTGAGGCTATTGCTTTGTCTTTGAATAGGTTAAATACTGCAGATGCAGCGTTTGTTATTGTGAAAGTTATTGTGGTCCCTGATCCAGCGTCCTCGGATACTAAAATACTTTTAATTATAGCTCTAGAATCAGACGGTGCTGTGTATATTGTAGTATTATCTGTGGTAGTTAGATCTACCTTTGCATTTTTATATATATTAGCCACCTACAAACCAAGAAAATTTTTCTTGCTCCCTTTTTACTTCATCTAAAAATGTAGAATTTAATTGATCTTTTATCAATGTTAAAGCTCTATTTATTTGTTTTTGGTTAGACACATCGTACTCTTCTTTTGGTTCTGGTATTCTTACGTTTATTTTAGCCATTATCTTCTACCATCTGGTTGTACATCAAGTCTCAAAGTTCCAAATCTCCACTCTTCACCATTAGAATCGTTTTCTATTTTAACATTTACAAATCGACCTCTTGCTCTTGTGTCTTTTTTTGTTGTGTTTGAATCAATTGTAAAAGGACTCAATGTGGTTGTGCTATCAGATTGTTGTGGGTATCTTTTGATAGCTAAACTAACTTTAGCATTTCCTGCTAATGTTTTAAAATCAGGTACAAATCTTCTCATTGCAAGAAATACCTCACCAGCTACTTTTGGTCCTGCTGGTCTGCCTTGTGCATTTCTTTGTCTTTGTTCTAAGTCTATATCATAAGATTTTATAAAAGAAGAAACTGTGGTTGTTGTACCATCTTCATTAACTTGATCAGTTCCAATCTCGTGTTCAAAATATTTGGTGCCTCCTAAATCTCTTTCACCTATTACTTCAGGAAAAGTTCCAGCGTCCGTGCTGTCATATTTAGTTGCGTATGGTCTAGGATAGATAGTTGCATCCATCCAACTTGTTCTTGCCTCTGTTCCTGTATACCAAACACCACCTTTCATACGTTCTCCATAATTAAATACAACATACTTATCATTAAAATTAGAAGTAGATGAAGGATAGTACCAAATAACTTCTGTAAATAAATTATTAATACCTGCATTAACTTGCTGTCCTTTTGTTGTATCAAAATTATCGTAAACAAAATCCTCTACGCTACATGGTAGTGATTTAACTGTACCATCAAATAAAAAGAAACCATTTGGTGATAACCAAAACGCTGCACCATCTACTTCAATTACTGCATTTTTACCTATCAAACCACAGTTAGTGCCAACTTGTTCAAAGCTAAATGTAAAAGGTGCACCAACAAATTTCATTGTATACAATGCATTATCTGTAAATATTAAAATTGTTTCTTTTGCTTTTATGGCTCCAATAATTTTTGTACCATCTTGCAATCTAAAATCACCCGCAGTATTAACAGCTGTTGCCGTATAATCATTTATATCCTCTTGATCAGAAAATCTTATAAACATATCATCTTGTGTTGTTGAATCACCAATAGTTGTCTCTGTTCCAAGGTGAATTAAGTGACGTGTAGTTGGTGATACTAATGTAACTCTTGTTGCAGTTGGATTACTTCCTGTTGCAAAACCAGATGTTGTTGTTGATGCTCTTGTAGTTAACGGTGTTGCAGCTCCTGCATTCCATGTAAATGTTTTACCGTTTGCAATTGTTGCAATTAACACTTGACCAAAATTATCAAGACTCCAAAGACCAGGTTCTAGAACTACGGTTGATGCACTTACAGCACTACCAAATCCAGAAAAGTTTGTAGCATTTGTTACAGTGCTTCCATCACTATGTGCTTGTCCATTTGATGTCCCAGCAGTTGCTGTTCCATTTGCACCTCTAGTGATACCTGTTAAATCAGAACCAGCAATACCTGTGTATGTAATTAATTCATTACCAACAGCAATTGTTCCAGCAGTTGGAAAACCAGATGTTGATGTTAAAGTTATTGCTGTACCAGATCCACCTGTACCAGCAGTGTCAGCAAGTAAAGCTCCGTTCAAAGTTGTTGTAGTAACACCTGATACTGTTCCACCATAATTACCAATACCAAAACCATAGCCATAAGATTGTGCAGCAGGACCAACTTTCTCATAAGGTATAACACTACAAGATCCCCCTGAACCTGAACTTGATGTTTGTTGTGTCCCTGTTACAATTGCAATCTTTGATGATGTAACCCTTGTGACTTGAAATAGTTTATCTTCAAATGCAGCGTTAGTTAAACCCACTCCTGTTGGTACAGTTACATTGTCTAATAATATTATATCTCCAGATTCTAAATTATGGTCTGATGTAAAAGTTAAGCTAACTTCAAAAGTTGCATCTAAACAAGATATAGCAACAGAACCTATTGTAGATTTTATAGGTGTGATGTCATGAAGTTGTCCTTCAAAATATAAAAGTAAAAACTTATCTGTTCCAAGAGCCACGTACCGGTTACCGTCTAAATCTACAAAAGAGTGTTGTTTTCTAACTACACCTACAATTTTATCTGATACTAAAGAAGACCAGCCGCCTACTTTTTCAGGTAAACCGTATCTAAATCTTACATTATCAGAATCAATCCATCTGTTTTCTGCACCTGCTGTCGTATCTTGTTTATCTATTCCAGGTAGGAAATTGTATTCGATTAGAGCCATGGTCCGTGCTCCTTATGCCGTGTTAGTTTTAAATGCCCAGCCTCTTGTTGCATCTACATACACTAATGTAAAAGCTTGACCATTAGTTGTTAATGTTAAGTTTGATGTACCTGTGTTTATTGGTTGACTGTTTCTATTTACAATTAAGTTGTTAGAATTAAAAGTTCCTCTTGCATCTATAAACGTGACCTCTGAACCAACTGCAGGTGATGCAGGTAAAGTTACCGTAATAGGGTTAGCTGTTGTATTTGCAAGTATCTGATCTCCGTCTACTGCTGTATACGTTGTAATTGTTGAAGAGTTTAAAGTTACATAACCTTTGTTTCTAATTCCAAGACTTACGTTTGTACCATCAGAGTAAACTAAGGATGTTGACCCTATTGGCAATACTACACCTGTTCCAGATGTTGTTTTTACTGTAATTGTAAACAAAGAAGATGTGCCTCTTGTTGTTGCATCTTCAAATATTATAATTCTTTCAGAACCACTTGGTATGGTTACGTTTCTATTTGCACCTAGTGTGCCTGTAAGTTTAATATATAAGTTTTTACCATTTGACGTTGCACCACTATCTAATGCTAGTGCAAGATCACCACTTCCTAATTGTGAAGAAGATAAGTATCCTGAAGATAATTGTTCTAAAATTTGTAGATTTGTATTTGTAATTGATCCCCAAAGACCAGCTTTTTCACCAGTTGTGATTAATTCTAGTTTTGAGTTAGTTGAAAAACTTGATGCCATAATTCTCCTAGTAAGGGTCTATTGGTGTCCAAACCATTGATGCTCCTGGGTCAACATCATTCCAAGTAATTATACCTGGATCTTTGATATTTAACGTCATCGGCACGCCAGTCGGGTTTACATTAGCCGCAGCTGTAATACTAACACTTCCTGTACCAATGGTCAATTGGTTTCCTGTAACATTAACATTAGCTGCAGCAGTGACTGTTACTGTTCCAGTTCCTAAAGTTAATGGACTTCCTGTAGGAGTAACATTAGCTGCACCACTAATTGTTAGTGATCCAAAGCCAAGTGTTAATGGACTTCCAGAAGGGGATACAAGAGCCCCTGATAAGATAGTAGAACTTCCTACACCCAGTGTTAATGCATTACCTGTTACATTAACTGTAACATTGGGATCAAATATTGTGCTCGATATTGGAAGAGCTGATATGGCATTAAAACCAAGCATTAGTCTTAGCCTTTAATTTCCATTAATGTAAGAGTTGATACTGCTGTATGACCAGCGTTTGCATCATTATCAACAGTTTCATTTATTCTAATTTCTCTATTATTGTAAGCTGTAACTTGTAATCCATAAGTCAATGTTGATGTGCTTGATGGACTATGAAGATACTCAAAAGAATTTACTTCCATTGCAGTGTTGCTACTACGAAGATGTCCAGCAGAAAAACTTACTTGTTTTCTTGAACCACCTACTCCACCAAGAGCATCTGAAATAGCTGTACCACTTTCTGTAATTCTAAATGCTGTATAAGGTACAACAGCATTTACTGAATTAGAAACAGAAACTTTATATAAAATTTTACTTGAGGTTGATAATGGAGTTATATTTGTATTTAAACCTGTGATTTGATAATAAGTATTATCTATCGTTAAACTAAGAAAACCTGTATAAACTGTTTGAACAGTTTGAATAACATTTCCAGTAGGTAAATTACTAGACGTAATTGACCCACTAATAGCATTCGCTCCACCTAATCTCGTTATTGCCATCTATATTACTCCTTTGGATATTTAGTCTTAACTGCATCTAAAGCTGTAAAGAATCCGCCACTCGTAGTTAGTGTACCATTATTTATATCGTGGTACAACTTATCTAACTGTTCACCAAGTTCTGGGTATTCTGCAGCTCTATCTCTTTGATACTGTTTAGCATCGTAGTCTGCTTGCAGTTCTGCTTGTTTAGCAGATACCTGTGCCCATGTCCATGGTTGAGTGTCGGAAAATATAGCAGTGCCATTTTCGTCAGCTCCTGTTACATACTTTACTTGTGCTTTATACTCAGCTTCGTTTGATGGCGAACCACTAACTGTAAACTGAGCCTTTGAGTCAAGTCCTAGTATTGCTTGTGATATATCTATCATATTTTCCTCCTTAATTTTATGGTAATACTTCCATTACAGTTATTGTTGATGCTGTTCTTCCTTGATAATCATTATCGCTATCATTTCCAGTTCTATTAAGAACACCAGTGCTTCCACCACCAGTTTGAACTAACATTTGTACTTTATAATTAGTTTCTGCTATAGTTGATGGACTATCTAATGTTGTTGCAGAAAAACTTCCAACTTCATAAATATCACCCATTCTTACATGTGCTGTGCTTCTTGTTCTATTACCTGCCGCATCACCAACACAAATTGCTGTACTATCTCTTACCAATCTAAGTTGTGTAACATAAGACGCTGCTGAATTATTCACATACGTATTCATTGTAACTAAAATTTTTGAGGATGTAGATGATGGAGTTATTGAAACTGACAAACCTGTAATGTCCGTAAATGTTCCTGAACTTGTAGTAAATGTATCTGTTTTAGTGGTTGATTTAACTTGCCCTATTTTACCAAACCCTGCAGCAGTGATTACACCACTACCGTTCGATGTGACTAGGTTGTTTCCCCCTGAATCCTGAAGCTGGTCTACTTTTAAAATACTACTCATCCTGCTATCTCCATTGCTGTTATAGATGCCACACACGATTGATAATTAATAGAAAATGT